CCAGCAGAACCGCGCATACGCGACCGATAAACCGATCCATCCGGTCTGCATGTGACATGCGCGAGGGTTCGATCAGCATCCCCTGCAGCCGGTAGGCATCCCCAGCGATACGGGGCGCTTTGCGAGGGTCGTATGCTGATCCTATTTTCACTTTGCATTGATTCATTTTATGTCTCCGATGATGTTAGAAAGGGGCTGCCGGTAGGTCAGACGGCACTCTGTCCCGGCGACGAACTGGCGGTGCCCTGTAGGGCGTCCTGAGCCGTCCAAAGGGCCATTTAGGGTCTGTCTTAAACGGCCATGACGGCATCGGTTCGGGTTTCATGTTTAGGTGTTACCTGTTCGATGCGCCAATTAAAACGATCCGACCCAATGCTTTCGATCATGTGATCGATCTGCGCCATCGCGGCCCTGCGCGCCCATGCGAGTGGCTGACCGGCTGACGACACGGGAACGCCCCTATAGGTGGCACGCACATCGCACACTCTGGCACCCGATGCAGGGTGAGAAACCATCCAGGCGCCGTGCATCTTATGCAATGCAAACTTATGCACTTGGGTGCCCGCGATCACGATCAACGGGGTGTATTTGATGGGGTCGCCGAAAGGCTTACCTTGGCGGTCGCGCATGGTGAATGTAGGCTTAGTGGGCATGATGGAAACCTCCAATTGATTGACTATAGCGACCCGTTCGCACGGGTTTCGGTGCCCGTCACGGCACCATCGTCAGGCTACTTGCAATTGGATAACGCGACGTTTGTGTCCGAGTGCATGGTCGGCAATCACAATGTCTTTCGCTGCTATCTGAGCACCCTTGCACAGTTTGCAATCGATGCAGGTAACCCGTGCGCCAGCTTCCTTTGATGCAGGGCATGAGATCTCACCGTCCTGTCTGTCCAGACCGATTGAGACACGGAACGTGCGCCATCCGGCTGTTTTAGCGTCCTGACGATCGTTTGCACTGTCGGCGCTTGCCATCACTAGCAATTGCCATTCGCGACCGAGCGTGCGCCATTGGTGGCTGTAGCCCGTCCAGCCGGCCACGTAGACGGTCAGACCCTGCCAGACACGGATAGGCGATGCTGCAGGGTCACCATACGTGCCGATTCTGAGCACTCTGCCTGCTATGGCACGTGCGATAACGTGAATGGGCGCTTTCACGTACCTGCCCCGACGGTAGGCGCGCCATACGGCAGCTGGAGCACGGCTGACGTCCACGTAGCACGGCGCTTTGCCGTTGCCTGCCCGAACGAGTGCCGGCCTATGCTCACACTGGCCACATATGGACACATCGTCACCCGATCGCAGTGCTTCCAGGGGATGCATGTCCTGTCTCAGAATGAACGTCTGGATCATGCTGCCTGTCTTGCGATTCGACGATCCAGACAGACCCGTGACGATGACGACGATAGGAGCGCCGTCGATAGCAGACGGGCCCTCATATGCGATATAGCCGAGATGCTTTGACATGATCAAGCCTCCCAAGCTTTAAGGGTTTCCTGCGCGTCTTTTTTGGTCTCGCACAGTGCGACGATTGACGCAGTCAGAACATCGTGACCGAACAGAATCGCCCAAACTTGGTTCGCTGGCAAAAAGCGAATGTGGAACATAGTAGCGTTCATGGGAAACCTCCCCCTTATCGTGTTTGGTTGAGAATTGCTATCGCCTTGTCGGCGAGACAGTACGGATCCTGATCCTTTTCGATGCCGTACCCGAGAATGGCGATAGCAGCGAAAACAGCATACTCATGCGTTGTGCCGCTGTTCGTGGCGCGGTAGTAGCGGGCAACCTGCACGATTGCCGTGACAGTGTGCAGGCTTTTAGGAAGAGGCTTTGACATGGGAAACATCCCTCCTAGTGAGCCCGGTGTTACCCGGGCATGTGGTGTTAGATGATGAATTCAGGATGGTTGCGAACGCCCATGTCGGCAGCGACCTGCAGCAATTCATTGCGCGCCTTGCTGGACAGGGAACAGCGAACCATTGCGCTGATCAGTCTTGCTGCAATGCCGTGAAAAGACTCTGCGTTCATGCCGTCCTGAGACAGTCTTGCCTGCACAATCTGCAAGCCTTCGATCTGTTTTTTGTCGCGCTTGTTCATGTTGGAAACCTCCTGTTAGTTGGTGAAGTACTCAGCGACAACGACGTCGCGAATGCCTGCGAGTTCGTCACGGTTGACGATGACGTCGCTGTACTGTGCGATCTGAGTTGCGACAGTGAACGGACGGTCTGTGCTCAGGATCGTCTGAGCGTTGAAAGTGTTGCTGATGCTTGCGTTGCTGATGACTACGTTGCCGTCATCGCGGCAAGTAACAGACCATCGACCGACTTGATGCTGAATCATGGAAACCTCCTGTGAGTGCCTGCACGTCCTGTGCAGTGATGACATGATGACATGCTTAGTGTCCCGATGCAATACCTGTTTGTCTTTTTTTGTAGACCGTCTCTATCGTCTATATATATATAGGTGGGGTAGAACATAGGTACGTAATCTATAGGCGAGACTACGGGCCAGACGGGTTTGCACTGTCCGCCCGGTCCAGAATCAATCGGGGCCGCGGGCATGGGTGTGCGTACCTACCGGGGTCCGTCGATGCCGTGTAGACGATCCTGATGCGTCTCAGGCATGGTCGGGTAGGGCATGGTCGGGTAGGCGATCGCCACCAGTACGGCACGCCCCAGTGCGATGGGTCGGAGGGGCCGCGTGGGCGAGCACCCCCCGGCTCTCCCCCCATAGAAAATTTCTGTTTTTGGTAGACTGTTCCCAGCATCTCCTCCTGTGTATTGGATTAGCCCGCGCTGTTGCGGGCTTTTTTTTCGCCTATACGCTATGATGAGTGATGTACTCAGTTAGTGAGGTGATGATGGAGAAGTTAGAGATTGAGGTTGGGGTGGTACCTCCAGAGCCTCGGAGGATGTTCAAGTACCCCCATGCGGACATGGTGGTGGGGGATAGCTTCCAGGTACCTGTGGCGCACAAGGTGAACGTGTTGAACGCCAACAGCAGGGCTACTAGGAAGCTGGGCTGGGTATTTATGTCGCGTACAGAGGGTGAGTACGTGCGTGTGTGGAGAATCAGGTGAACTTTAATCTCAATCAGTTCTATACGTTTTGTTCTCAATTAAAGATTGAGACTAAAGAACAGGGATTAAGGAAGATGGATCGTCTGCTGGGGACGCAGACATATGTGATGGACGAGATTGCTAAGGGATTAGCGGATGACGTTCATTTCTTTGTGATTCTTAAAGGGAGGCAGCTTGGAATCACAACAATTAGCTTGGCACTGGATCTTTACTGGCACTTCATCACGCCAGGATTACAGGGCACGCTTACGACCGATACTGAAGAAAATAGAGAAATGTTCAGATCCACCTTATCCATGTATATGGAGGGTCTGCCAAAGGAGTATCGGATCCCGCTTATTGCACATAACCGCAACCAACTTTCCCTCAAAAACAGAAGCCGTCTCTTTTATCAAGTCGCTGGACTTCGAGCCAAGGGAAGTCTGGGTAGAGGTAAGGCCATCACCTACCTGCACGGAACAGAGACCAGTTCATGGGGAGATGAAGAAGGACTAGCCTCCCTGCTAGCTTCTCTTGCAGAGACAAACCCTAACCGTCTGTACATGTTTGAGAGTACGGCGCGTGGGTTCAACATGTTTCACGACATGTACGTGACTGCCAAACGTGCGCGCACCCAGCGTGCGATCTTCTGTGGCTGGTGGCGTAACGAACTCTATTCCGTAGAAGGTGACACGCCGGTCTACAAGGTCTACTGGGATGGCAAGCTCACTCCTGAAGAAAAGGATTGGGTTAAAGAAATCAAGAAGCTCTACAACGTAGAGATCAACAGCAGGCAGATTGCATGGTGGCGTTGGAAGCTGCATGAGGGCATCAAAGACGAGTCCCTGATGTATCAGGAGTTCCCGCCTACTGAAGACTATGCCTTCGTGATGACTGGCACGTCTTTCTTCTCTAACTCCAGATGCACGGAGATGGCGAAGATCGCCAAGAAAACTGATGCCGAATACTTCCGCTATTCATTCGGAACCTTCTTCCAAGATACGGACGTTCTGAAGTCCACACCGCGTCTTGCTAGCCTAATCGTCTATGAGCAGCCCATAGACACTGCGTACTACGTTATCGGTGCTGACCCTGCTTACGGGTCTTCAGACTGGGCTGACAGGTTCTGTATTCAGGTCTACAGGGTGTATGCCAACGGCTTAGATCAGGTCGCTGAGTTTGCAACCTCAGAACTGAACACGTATCAGTTTGCCTGGGTGATCGCTCACCTTGCTGGCGCTTACAAGAACTCCACACTGAACCTCGAAATCAACGGCCCGGGTCAGGCAGTCATCAACGAACTCAAGAACCTGCGAAGACTGGCAACTGCTGCTGGCGGCGCTGTAGGGCGCGATCTGATGGATGTGCTTGGCAGTATGCAGAACTACATCTGGCGTCGTAACGACTCGATGTCCGGGCCCAGTAACAGCATCGGATACCTGACTACCGCGGCCACCAAGGAACGGATGCTGTCCTACATGAAGGACTACTTCGAGCGCGGGATGATGAATGTCTACAGCATGGAACTCATCGAGGAGATGAAGACCATCATCAGAGAAGGCGGCAGCATCGAAGCGTCAGGCAGGAACAAGGACGACCGCGTGATCGCCTCTGCCCTTGCCTGCGTGGCCTATGCAGAGCAGGTACAGCCCCGACTCATCATGAACAGCGTTACGAGAGACGGTAACCGCGCCAAAGACAGCATCACGCCAGAACTGGCATCCATGAACCGCAACGTCTCTGACTATCTCAAGAGGGTGGGACTTCTCAATGCAGGCTGACAAATTCAATCACTACAAACAACTGGCTCTGGCTACCGTCTACTCAGAACCAGAAGAAGGCAACTTTCATTCCCAACTGATTCCGCAGATGGTCAATCACTACATCCCTCTGATGAATCTGGACAAGAAAGCCAGAATTCTGGATATTGGATGCGGGCAGGGACTGTTTATTCAGGAAATGGCAAAGCTAGGTTATGACAACTGCACTGGGGTCACGCTCTCCCCTGAAGACGCTTCTGCCTGCCAGAACAAGGCTATGGACGTTGTGAAAGCAGACTTCTCAGACTTGGGGTTCTCTGAAGACGGCTCTGTA